GCTGCTGAAAATGTCCAAATGTTCCACGGACAGTTGTTCTCCTTCAACCACTTCATGTTGTCTAGGTTCCCATGTCTAGCGGCTGATGAAAATGTCAAAGCGCACCACGGACAACCGTTATACTTCAGCCACTTCATGTTATCTAAGTTACCGTTATAAGCGGCTGATGCAAATGTCCAAACGCTCCACGGACAGCCATTCTCCTTCAGCCATTTCATGTTGTCCAGGTTTCCGTTCTTAGCGGCGTATGCAAATGTAAATTCGTTCCACGGACAGCCGTTCTCTTTCAACCACTTCATGTTGTCCAGGTTCCCATTTTGTGCGGCCGAGTCAAATGTCGAACTGTCCCACGGACAGCCGTTCTCTTTCAACCACTTCATGTTGTCCAGGTTCCCAGTTTGTGCGGCCGAGTCAAATGTCGAACTGTCCCATGGACAGTTGTTCTCCTTTAGCCACTTTACGTTGTCTATGTTTCCTGATTGGACTACAAGTCGCATAAGTTTACCTGAAAGCATGCTGAATTGTTGGTTCTTGAAAATTTCAGACGGCAAGTACTCGGACAGTTTGTATTTGTCTTTCTGAATCGACGTATAGAATGATTTGTTTACATGCCGCAGGATTTGACGACTGTTATGGTCACATTTGTGTACTATAATCTTCCATAAATCATCGGGTAACTCCTGATCAGGGAAGGGCATTTTTGGTATTTGTTCGTATTGTATTTAAGATGAAAATGGCTGTATTTCTCAATTTTTGGTGCCAACCCACCGTCTGCATAGACCGACCCAAAACCGGCAAAACCACTTTGTTTTTCTTTCATGCCCGTAAGTAGGCGTGCATAGGTGCGGCAAAATAACAATGAGTGAAGCCATGGAATACCCTGCAGACAAAGAGACCATTTATGCTCAATTGAAAAGGGCATGGTCTTCCAAATCGCCGTCCGTTAAATACTTTGGACCCATGCTTACTGTCGATGGCAGATCCGTCGCATTGCGCATTCCAGGCATTGCAAATGTCCTTCCACGCCCCGGTCAAAGCAGTGAGGAAAATCCCGATGAACTCACGGAAGAAGAAGAAAGGAATCCTGCGATGATTGAAGCGCTCTGGCAACCCCATGAATCTGTGCCGCGGATGCGCGCATTACTCGCACATGCCATGACTGACCGCTCCCTGAAAACAGGCGATATGCTACTCACGCTGCGATACGGTCGTTATCACGTCGGCTGCACTGGATTTGTTGTACTACCGTGGCATAGAGCCATACCTGTCGATGTTGTGTTCCCTGTCTGGCAACAAGAGGATCGGAGTGTGGCGATCGTGATTCCACACGCGCTCGTGACGGAACATGTGAAGCAGGCGCATCTGATAAATTTTGGAGCCACAGATATGAGTCCTGTGGGTCTCGAATTCCGTCTCATCCCAACGTCGCCGATTTCATGGATCGATTTTGGAGGAAATGTTTGGGTGAAATTCGTCCGTGGCGCTGGCGAAAGCGAATTGCCGAAGAACCGCATGAATTCAAAGAATACGGAGGTCTTCCACGGTGAAGGCGAACTTCATGAAGATCCTGATTGGAAGCGCGAGATCGAGCTACCCAAGCGTTCTGCAACGATCATATCACGGGCATATCGGCGTCATCTGTACCATCCCGATCATCCGTTTGTGCAAAAGACGGCACAGAGATTCGCCGAGTCTGTGCGAACTCAGGTTCAAGACAAGAAAGGAGGCAAAAAGCCAGTCAAGGAAGCGAAAGCGCCCCAACGGCAATCCACGAAATGAGCAGTTTTTTGTCCAATGTAAAAGTAAGGATGGCCGGACTCCCACATGTGTTCATTCTAGATTGGGATGGAACAATCGTAGGAAAGGTCGATTATCAGTCGCAGCGTTTCAATCTTGCAAAAACCGTTCGTCGGTATGGCTTCCGTATCCCCAACAAGCCTACCAACGTTCCGCATGCATTTACCAAAGACGAGCGCCTGGTGCGTCCGGGTTTCGCGGCATTCATTCGCAGTATGCGCGAATTCTATGGGGGTCAGTGCGCGTTTTTCATCTACACGGGCAGTGAAAAGTCGTGGGCCTTGCAAGAGATCGGCTGGGTGGAGCGTGCACACGGCATCAAGTTTGAACGGCCGATCTTCACACGCCAGGACTGCATTCTTGATGCATCGGGTAATTACCGGAAGAGTGTGAAACATGTCTGGCCACGGATCCTGCGAGCGCTGCAGTCAAAGCATCGCATTTTTACCAAGGCCGAGCGTGACCAGATCTTGAATTCGCACACCATGATCATTGACAACAACGCTGTGTTTATGGACTTTGAGCATCGTCTTCTCATCTGCCCAGACTATGGCTACATGGTGTTCGAAAACTTGTTCGATGGTTTTCCCAAAGAGGTCTTCCGTCACCCGAGCGTACAACAACTCGTGCTGTCGCTGGTCAATGACGGCATGATGTGTCCATATGTGCGCAAGACGGGGTCGGCAGCTGCCGCAACCGCAAAGAGCGACCGTGAAGGGCGCGTGGACACCACAGGGGTAGGTTTAGACACCATGATGGACATGGCGCGGCGATACGAATGGTTCGCAAACAAGTGCCGTACCATCGGCACCATGAACCGTAGCTATTTGAATGACATCTTCTGGAAGTATTTGCGGAAGCTTATTCTCAAGAATAACATTCAGACGCTTGATACAAAGCTCATGCAGCAGCTGCAGAGTGCGGTGTGGAAGCGACAGAAGTCTTTGCAGATGGGCGGGGCGAATGGGAGTGCTTGATGAGGAGGGGTGTTTGTGTATTTGTTTTGTCGCGTGTTAAAGGTAATGAAGAACACCCTTGAATGAGCCAGCGCACCATATTGAGTTTCGATATTGGCATCAAAAACCTTGCAGTCTGTGTTTTAGGAGGGGTATTTTCAGAGGGCAAGAAAACCAAAGCCAAAGACACCGGAGCAACGGACGCTCAGGAATCGCTGCATGTTTGGGAGTGGAAGCTCATGCCATTGGTGTGTGAAGGCGAGAACTGCAAGCGCATGCGCGTGGACACGCTCAGTCAAAGAATTTTTGCAGCCATGCGGGATCTCCTGCGCAGCCTGGAGGAGCGCGGCAGCCCACCCATCTCACATGTGCTCATAGAGAATCAGCCATCACGCATCAATGGCTCCATGAAGAGCATTCAGATGATCATCTACAGCTTCTTCCAATACATGCGGTTCTTGGGGCAGCATAGCATCAAGGAAGTGGTGCTCGTGAATGCACGCTTGAAGTTGCAAGACCAGAGCGATCGGGATGCAGCTGGGGGCGGGGTTGGGGCTGGGACAGAGCAGACACTTTTGGTGCCACTGGCTGCACCAGCGAAGAGGTCAAGCAATTACAAGAAAAACAAAGACGACTCGGTTAAGCTTGTGCGCGGGTTCGTGGCAGGGGATGAGTACCTCCGTAATCATCTTGCGGCGCATAAAAAGCAAGATGACTTGTGTGATGCCATGCTGCAAGGGATGGCGTGGCTCAAAAAGAATGGCATGACGGGCGCGGTAGAGCATGTGGTGTGGGCGGGTGCGGGGGCGGACGAGGGTGATGCGGGGTGGATAGGGAATGCCGAAAATGATATAAGGGTTAAATTAAATGTTGGAGTAGAAGCGGAAGAAGAGGTGTTTTGAGACAGTGCAGTGCAGTGCGGTGCGGTTTTCTTTTTTTTGTTTTGTAAAGAGACAGGTTTCCCGAGCGGTCAAAGGGGTAAAATCTTGCTCCAGTAACTGTTAAAAGCAGTTGCTAGTCTTAGACTTAGTAAGTCTAAGGCAACACTTCCAAATTGCGGGGATCTCCTAAAGGCGAATCTACCAAGTTTGTGTGGAAACACGCAGATGGGGAAGACAAACAGACTTCCGTATGGTAAAAAGGATTCGTATGCAACAATGGACAATCCGCAGCCAAGCTCCTAAGGTCGTTATGGTAAGACTATGGAGAAGGTTCAGAGACTAGACGGTAGTGGGCCTGAGGACTGTAACCAAGTCCAGTGACGGCTTAAGGTATAGTCCTCCCAGAATGTGAAAGCATTCTGATAAGGGTGCACTTAAGATGCAATGCGAAAGCTTCAGGGGTTCGAATCCCCTACCTGTCACTTTTCACTCCGACCAAAACTTATTTTTGTATCGTTCCATTAAAGAAACCACTCCTATGTACAACGTGTTCAAGACGTTTCCAGCTACTCCAAGTCGTCTTTTTGTAAGTTCTTTTGTGGTTTTTCTGATCTTGAACCTGTTTGAGAATCTGTTGCATTATAGCATTGGGCGCGACAGTGATCAAAACAAGCTAACAGTTAAACTACCGACGCACACCGACTGGGTGCGCATGATTTTGGTCATGGTGGTGTTTGCCATTTTGCAAGGTGTATTGACGTGTTGGATGAATGGGTGTTTAAATGCGTCAAAATGATTTAAAAATAATTATACATTTTCTTCTGAACAGGAATTTCTGTTCAGAGCATCTGGTGGGGGACGGTGGACCCAGCTCCCTCAAGAGGAGCCGCCTTAGGCAGACCCGGTTCGACTCCGGGCGGATGCATTCATTTTTCATTCCATGGCAACGTTCCGCGTTTGCAACGGAAAACACGCGGTGTGTTCCCTGTCTCAAGTGTTTCGAACTCTCGGACGGCGCGGCGCCCCGACCGATGCTTTTGATGCGCTTTGGGTGGACTTGCGCTTGCCACCGGCCGTGGGCAACTGTACGCCAACATCGGTCAAGTGTTTTCGGACAACCTTCTCGATCTCGGCGTCGCTCATCACCTGCGTGTGTTGCGTATTTCCGAAAATATCGCTAATTCGGCCATTGCCGCCGACAGTGCGACAGTTTTGTACGCTTTCACCGCTTGAGCAAACTTGGGCCAAAGAAATTTACAATTTTCTTCTGGGTTCGGGTGTGCAAGGCTATCAGGAACTATGGCAGGAACATCTGAAGGGCTATCATCATGATCATAATTACCTGAAGTGGCAAAATAGTAGTCGATGCGCTCCTGAGACCGAGACCAACGCCGCACCGATTTAAGGGATTCGCACGCGTTCAAATAGAGTACAAACAAGTATTCGAGAAGGGTAAGGCAACAGATGCAAGGACCTAGTTTCTCCCTGTCGACAGATGATGAAGACGACGTGCTTGAAGTGAAGCGCAACGACTTTGGGCGTCCGAACTTTAGCATTCCGAGTCAGAACCGGCCACCGATCCTTTCGGGCTCAGGCGGCGGCGATTTTGGCGCCGACATGCTCATCAATAAGCGCAAGGTCAGCGGCGACGTCGTTTCCATGGCATCGGGCAGCGCCAGCATTTCTGCAAGCAGTAGTGAAGCTTCCAGCGAATCTGGCAGCGAGGTCGAGACAACCGATGAAGACGTTCCGGACATCCGCTCGGGTGGCCAATACGGCCACGGTGGACACCAAAATACGCCCGTCGGCTACGGCGGTGGCAATGATTACATGGGGCAGCGCATCGCCAGCGAGCGTGCGCGCGTGGAACAAGAGATGAACGAGAAGAAAGAGCTCCTTTACCAAATGGATCGTCTGGAGTCCAAGGGCTACCGCCTGCCCAAGAAATTTACCATGCAGTCCGATCTGGAGGAGATGCGCTCTGAATATCACCGTATTCTACGCGAAAAAGAAGTGGATGCCAGCATTCGCTTCCAGCGCAAGATGCTGATGGCCTGCGTGACGGGTATCGAGTTCCTGAACACACGCTTCGACCCCTTCGACGTTCATCTGGACGGTTGGTCGGAGCAAGTCCATGAGAACATTACGGATTATGACGACATTTTTGAAGAACTCCACGAGAAATACAAGAACTCCGGCCGCAAGATGGCGCCCGAGCTGCGCCTCCTCATGTCCCTGTCCGGCAGCGCGTTCATGTTCCATCTGACCAACAGCATGTTCAAGCAATCGCCGCTGCCCTCGGTTGAAGCCGTGCTCCGTTCGAACCCCGAGCTCTTCCGGCAATTCCAGCAGACCGCTGCACAAAGCTATGCCGGACAGGCGGGCGGTGGTGCCGGTGCGGCGATGGCGGGCATGGCAGGCATGATGGGTGGTCAGGGGCGCCCGGGAGGCGGCGCCGCGGGCATGGGCACAAGCGCACCGAGTGGCGGCCTATTTGGCATGATGGGCAATCTGTTTGGAAATATGAACGCACCCTCCGCCCAGGCGCCGCAGGCGACAGCCGCGCAAAAGACGAACATCGACTCCATCATCAATGACATTCATCGCGATATCATTGCACCCACCAACCAAACGGCCGTGCCATCGGCGCAAACTGCGTCCCAGGCCGCTGCTCAGGCGGCGGCGAACCGCATTGAGACCATGTCGATCAGCGACGAAGAAATAACATCTATAATTGAAGATACTGCCGACATGGCTGGCATCCTCTCGAACGGTCCCTCCAGAACCGCCGGTCGCCGCCGCGGCGGAAGCGTTGCAAGTGGCGGTGCCAGCGTCGCTGGCCGTGCGAATGCAGCAAGTCGTGCAAATGCAGAAAAAAGAACACTGAACCTCTAAATGCTCATGAGCTCATGCTTACTTTTTCAGCGCCTTGGCGAATGAGCCAGGTAGCGTCGGGATCTTCTTGATGGATTGTACCGGGCGGTTCACAACGTCCGAGCCGATCACCGAGGCCTTCGCGCCGACATTTTGCACCGTCATAGCGACCGAGTTGATCAGGTTGGTGGTCAGCAGCAGCAGCACCACACCCACCACAATGATCACGATCTCCAGCAGCGACCACCAGTAAAGCACATCGCGACGGTACTCCTCCGAGCACTTGCACTTCTCCGACATCATGTAGCGGGCATAGCTGAACGCCAGCACGAAGAACACAATGTTCACCAGGCCGAACAGGAAGGTGATGGCACCCATCAGCCATAGACCCGCCTCACCCAGCTTCTCAAACACCGCCTTGGGCGAGAAGAAGTTGAACAGGACGATGTAGGCGATCGCGGCCAGCGGGAAGAACTTGATGAAGTCGCGGTACTTGTGGCTCGAGCACTCACAGCCAATCTTCTCAAGTTTGTCGATGTAAGTGTACGTTAGGCCGTACAGAGAGATGAAGATGACATTCAGGATGACTTGGAGAACATAACCGTACTCCATTTCGGGCAATTGACAAAATAAGGTTCTATTCATAGCTCAGAGAATATTTTTCTCGCGCACCGCTTTTCCGTCCGAACGGTGTTCCGGCGCCACGTAAGCCAACTTCAGAAAGTCGAAAATGTCCTTTTCAGTATGCATCACAGGCGGCTGCGCAGCGTCGCTGGTCGGCTTCATCGTGTGCTCGTTCATGGTGTAGCCCATACCCAACGCATGCTTGCGCATGGCCATGTTGAACTTGTCAGAGCCCGTGAAATACAGCACCGCATACGGATACTCATGCGCGCCCGTCATGAGGATGTCTAGGCGCCGGCCGGCGGCGTTCGGCTCCTGCAATTTGCAGATACCCATGAACTTGGTAGGTCCCTTCGCGAGCGCCTCGACCAGATAGCCATCCGCTGTCAGACGCGTCACCAAATTGTTGAATGCGGCTTTCTTCTGGCTCTCCCCCACCGAGTCTGGGAGGGTCACCAGCATGTCAATGTCTCCACTGTCAGTGGCGCCGCGGCGATAGCTGCCGACAATTTCCGCCACGAACTCGGGGTGCGCAGCGCGGATCGCCTTCATCAACAGGGTCTTGTGGCTCTCCATTTCCGTGCGCGGGATGCGTGCGTTAATATCCTCGTAATACTTCAGTCCAACCGCCTGTTTATCGTTCAGAATGCTCGGGTCGCTCGCGTACAGCTCGCGAAGGTGGGCGATGCTCTTCACGTGGTGGTCGGTGATAAGCGCTGCTGCCTTCACGGGGCCGACGCCGTAGATCTTCAGCAGCGCCTCGCGGATATTGACCGTCACGTCGGCCTTGACAACCTCGGCCGCCTTCAGCTGACCCGTCTCCAAGATTTCTTTTATCTTGTCGCGAATGCTCGCACCCACCCCTGGAATGTTCGCGATGTCGCTCATCTCGCGAACCGCCCCCTCATAGGCACGCAGCTCCGAGATCACCTTGGCGTACGCGCGTGCCTTGAATACATTCTTGTCCTGCGTCTCCTTTTTCCGCAGAACGTCCAGCGCTTCGATGATGTACTGTTTGTGATCCATTGCGGCTAAATTATCCTGACAAGTATTTTGCGGTCAGTTTTTCGCAAAGGTGTTCGCGTGTATTTACAATTACTGCTCGCGAAGGCAAAAACGAGTATGAACCACTAGGCTCTCAGGCTCTCTTTCAAATCCAGCATTTTAAATTTGGCATTCTTGGGCCAGACTTGGCTCTTCTCCACCCATTGGCTTAGCCATTCATCGCTGACGTCAATGCATTTGCTCGTGCGAACACAAATGAGCAGCGCGTCCAATATGCATTCTAATACGCGCAGATCGACATCCGGCGAACCCGCACTCGCCTGCAAGCTGTCGCTGATGCGCTCAAAGACATGCTCGAATCTTGGCTCGACCAAATGGCTGGTCATCAACGCCAATACGGCTCTCAGCGTCCCCTGCGACTTCTTCTTCCATTTGACGTAATCGCAAAAATCGTCATATTCCGCTGTATGGCAAAGGATGCTCGGTGGAGGAATCCAGCCCTGATCGTCCAGGAACGTGCAGCAATTGTTCGTCAAAAGCGCATCAAATTCTGAGAGACTGGTGGGTGACACCAGAAGTGCACGGACGTTGTTGAGTACCATGACAAACAGTGGCTGGAAATCTGGCTGCTTATACATCATGTCCCAGGTGATGGAAATGTAGTGCTGTAGATAGTCGATGTAAAAGGAAGTGCGCAGCGATCGGATGATGGACTCAACATTTGTTTTGGATAGTTTGTTGAGGTGGCTGAGGATGTCTTTGCACACCATGTCCTCGCGGGAAAGCTCACGCACCCCGATGCGCGGGCGCTGCTCCATCGTACGGCGCGAATGAGTCGACGATGCGTTATGGTTGGATTTCACTGGATGCTGGAATTTCGCATTTGCTGCTGCAGTGAGACATGAATGCTTCGCCCGTAGCTCGTCATAGGCTGACCGAAACTGCTGAACAACTTTGGACTTGGCGCCTGCAAATGCGGCCCTTGCTTGGAGGAAGACGTCCAAAGGGATCACCGTGCAGCTTGACGGAGCTTGAAAGTCATCCATATAAGAGAACAACTTAATTTATAGGATAGAAATAGCTTTATATCCAGACGCGCGACGCTATGGTTTTATGTCGATATGAAACAATACCGTCCGGAGAATATCTTCCGAGAGGCGAAGGTTATGACGAGGACAATGATATGTACCTGAGGGTGCTTTTGCATGTTTACCAAAGCGTCGATGTCGAACGCACGGTCATCATCACGGCTTCCGATAGAGATAGCCATGTCCTCGGCGAACACCTGACTCAAGATGACCACAATGTAAGCATCCTTCTAGAAGAGCGCTTGTTTGATACCCGAGGCTACCACGACCACCTACGGGAGTTTTGCTCAAGAGCGACGCGTGTGCTGATTATGTCTTATCCGTGCTACCGATTCTTGCGCGACCACCAACAACTTCCCGCCGTCGCGGAATCACATGACTTTATCGTGTTCTTCGACGTGGATGTGAACATTTCGCGAGAAGTCTATTCACAAATGACCCGATTGCATACACGCGGCTATACACCCACGTCGCTCAAATATCGCGCACTGTATCTTTTGAGTTAGGTTTGGTATTTTTATCGAGCTATAAGATTAGAAATAGATGGCGTTCAAGATTGATAAGACATCCACACTTCAAGCGCTTATGCTGATTGGGATTCTGGTACTGTGCCTGATGATTATCCTGTACCTCACCAACGTGCTCGGCGGCGAGAAATCCTTTTTCGCATACCTGTTCCCTGGACTGAAAGAGCGCTTTAGTGGTGGCGAGCCCATGCGCATCATTTTCTACTCGATGAACTCATGCCCCCACTGCAAGAAGTTCCAACCCGAGTGGGAAAAGCTCGTGGCGCGCGTTGCAGACGAGGGTGTCGTGACCCAGAAATTCACCGTGGATGACGACCGCGAAGAGGTCGAGAAGGCCAAGGTTGATGGTTTCCCGACCATTCGCATCCACGTGAACGGAAAGGAAATTGAATATGAGGGCGAGCGCACGGCAGATGCCATTTGGGCTTTCGCCAAAAACCTCAAAAATTGAGCGCGTGGTGTCATCTCCATTTAACCAGATACACACAGTGCATTACATTGCGTTAGTTATTTTTCCAAAATGAGTATGAATCGGATCCACACCATTCACAACAAAACACAAGAAGTCCCTGAGAGCGAACTGCCCTACAATCCAAAGAATGTCCTGTTGGGTGCCGCCGATTTGAAGAAGCTGTTTGACGCAAATGGTCTTCGGGACGTCCAGTTTCATAATCTCAATCTGTACCGAAATGCCTTTGTGCACCGGTCTTACTGCACCATGAAAAACGCGGATTTTGAGACTGGGAACGAACGCTGTCCACCGTCATGTCTCCCGCTACAGGAAATGTCGTACGAACGCCTGGAATTTCTCGGGGATGCCATTCTCGGCATGGTCGTCGCGCGCTACCTCTATGAGCGATATCCAGATCAGCCGGAAGGTTTCCTGTCCAAAATGCGCACCAAAATCGTAAATGGAAAGATGCTGGGCTTCCTTGCGGACAAGATCGGTCTCTCAAAGTTTGCCATCCTCTCCAAGCAGATTGAGGACATCGGGGGTCGGACAAATTACAAGATCATGGAAGACATGTTCGAGGCCTTCATCGGAGCCATCGCCATGGATTTCCAGGGGGAGGAGGATACCATGGAGCCACCTGCTCGCATACGCGAGGCGGGGGTCATCGAGTTCATGACCGGCGCTGGCTACCATATGGCTGAGCTTTGGATCATCACCATCCTTGAGAAATACCTCGACTTTGCGGAGCTTGTTCACAGTCGCACGAATTACAAGGACATGCTCGTCCGGTATATGCAACACACGTACCAAGATAGCCCACGGTTCTTTGAAGTCAGCGTCCATCATATGGCAGGTCAAAAAGAATTCACCTACTGCGTCAAAGACAAGAATCAGGCGATCCTTGGCCGGGCATCCGGTGCCTCCAAGAAGGATGCTGAGAACAACGCCGCCAAGGCTGCACTGTTGTATTATGGGCAGACCGTTTAAAGATGTTCACACAGAGTACAATAGGAGGCAGAGCGCAAGAATGTTTCCAAACCACATGCATGTACTAAGATCGGCAGATCGCAAAGCAACCTTTGGTTTCCGCTATAAGCAGAAGCCGTACATGGTTGGTTTTGTACGCCCGACGGATGTGACTTTGGTGAGTCGGAAAATCACATTCAACTCGGAAGTGCGCCTTATGGAATACGACGCGAAAGACATCACCAAGGAAGTGCGATCAGGGCTTGAGTCATTGGGGATCCAAACACAGACGTCCGAAATTTTTGTGGATGACCAAGCCATTCTAAGAATTGAAAAGCGAGACAGCCTGCAGTTTGATTGGATGATTGAGCAGGAAGACCTCCAAGAGTTCCTGAGCTATCCCTTCTCGCACGCGACAGGCATCGCAATTGCCACACAAATGATCGAAGAGAACGATGCACATCTATTGTTCCGCGCGGAGGTGGTCGAGCCTTCTTACGAGCGCAATCTCTTCCAAAAGTACATGAAAGATCGCATGTGAGAGGGGCGGCGCCCGTTTAAGCAATTGTTCTTTTTGTTATTCAATCTGTGCAATGAATGCATTCGATTTTCTCAAGCAGGGAGATCACCTCGGGGGAGGAGCGAATGTGCGCCCGACAGATGCGCCTAAGAATGAGGCGAGAATTGAAAATGGTCTGATCGACACAATCACGGTGCGTGAATTTGGAGAAAAAGCGGCGGCAGTGCCAACAGCAGCAGCGACGGCTGCAGTCACGGCGACGCGGCCGGCACCTTCGGGGAAGTTGCGCGTCCTCCTATGTGGGACATACCCGATTGGCCAGTCCAATGGTTACAGCCGAGTCATGTATTACATCTCCAAATACCTCGGCAGAAAAGATGACCTCGCACTCACGATCTATGGCTTCCAAAATTATAAACAAACCGCAGGCTCGCAGGCGCGCAACGACATCCCATCAAGTGTGATGCTGCATGATGCGCTTGCCCACGAAGAGCCCAAGCGTCATGGCTTTGGCGAGAAAGAGATTGGCGCCTACCTGCGTGCCAACCCGCAAGATATCGTGGTGATCTTCAATGATATGGTGATCACCTCGAGTCTCACTCAAAACATTGTCGAAACGCTCACCCCTGAAGAGCGCCGCCAATTCAAGCTCCTCAGCTACATGGATCAGGTGTATCCCTATCAGAAGCGCGCCTACTTGGACATCCTAAACACCTACTTTGATGGGGTCATTGCATTCACCCCATATTGGCAGGGCGTCGTGCGCAGCCTCGGCCTCAAAGACAGCATCCCTACGTACTTCTTCCCACATGGCTTTGACAGCAAGCTCTACTTCCCGGTCGCTCGAAAGGTTGCGCGTGTTTATCACTCGCTTCCACAGAATGCATTCATTGTTCTGAACCTGAACCGCAATCAGCCCCGCAAGCGCTGGGATCTTACCATCATCGCGTTCGCACAAGTCGTCAAGAAGTACCTGGATGCAGAAGCGAATGGGGCTGCGGGGGGCGCAGATGGCGCTGGCAGGCGACCCATTCGCCTGCTGGTCGGCACAGCTATGAACGGATTCTGGGATCTTATGGAAGTGTATGAATATGAACTGAAACGCCTCGGTGTGAATACGGAAGTCGGCAAACAATTCCTGCTACCACTTGCGAACGCACAACAATTGAGCGATATGGATATCAATCTCCTCTATAATGCATGCGATATTGGTCTGAATACATGTGAAGGCGAAGGGTTCGGCCTGTGCCAATTTGAACATGCTGCCATCGGCTGCCCACAGGTCGCCCCCAACATTGGCGGCTTTAAGGAGTTCCTCATCGACGGTGTCAATTCTACGCTCGTGCCAGCCAAATGGCGGTATCACATCGATAAACAGCGTGACGGGATCGGTGGTGTCGCAGAGGTGTGCGACCCAACGGATGTTGCCGATGCCATTTGGAAGTATTATACAAACCCCAAGCTGGTTCTGAAGCATGGGAACGCGGCTCGCAAACATATTCTCACGCATTATCCGTGGGAGCCGATCGTGGATATCATGTATCGTATCTTGAAGAAAAACAAAGTGCACGTGCAGCATGAATGTAATGGGGCAATAAGGAGGGTCCCCGGGCCCGAGGTGCACGAAGGCAGGAGCACGGAGTCTATGTAGGCTCCGTTGCAATGAACCGAACTAGATCGATGCACGCACCAGCACACCCGCATTCACGTACGCATTGTAATCATACAGCGTTGCGGTAGGGGCAACGGGGGTGCTTGCGGTGTTCGGCAACGCCGGGTCGTCGACGCGGATATACTTTTTACCCTTGTAGCGCACCACTTTGCCCTGCACGGTTTTCTTCTGAATGAGGCGCTGCGAAATGGAATCCACAGTCTTGTGGTCATAGATGAGTGATGGCGTAAACCCATGTGCTGTCGGTGGAGCATTGATGGGGAAGGCGTAGCACGATTGATCGTAATCCTTCATGATCTTTGAGCGCTGTGCATTGTTGAGGCAATCAATGGAAGCGCGCATCAAAGCATTCAAGAATGCATTGATGATGGCATTTTTATTCAGCGACATCATCAAAATGTACTGATCCGAAGTGTAGCCTTTGTCCAAACGGCTGATTGACATGTCCCGTTTCTTCTGATCCTCTGTGAATGCCGCAACAAACATGACCACTTTAACATTACGCTCCGCCGGCGGAAGATCCGCATGGCTGCAGGTGCGGATGGCGCGGCCGATCACTTGGTCAATACGCACTTGGTTCCAGAACGGCTCTAGAATGTAGACATTGCGGACGTGTTGGAGGT